CGTATTAGAGAAGCTCGTAAAGAGAAAAAGAAGGACAAATAGTCCTCCTTTCTTTAAAGTAAATAGCCACTAAACATATATAACCGACCTATTTACTCCTTATCTATGTAAGTGCGTTATTTACCAGTTTCCGGTTTCTATCATTTCTGACCAATCGAATAGCATTCTCAATACTTCAATTTTTGCTTTGTATTCATTCATTGTTTCTTCATCAGACCACTTAGTTACATCCCAAATTTCAGGATCTCTAGTTAGAGTTGATATGCCATCTCCAGTCATTTTAAGATCAGCAGTATCAAAAGGCACCTCAGTTAAGGTGAACAATAATTCATTAATTAATCTGCTTGCGTTTTTTTGCACCAATAGTGCTTGAAAAGTGTATTCCATAATATTTGTTTGTTATAGTTATTTAATTATTATATTGATTACTTTGAAAAGGTTTCATATTAACAATTTTCAGGTTGAAGGTTACTTTTAAAGTATTTTTCTACTGCTTTAGAAAATTGGGATTGAGTAAACCATATCTCAGAAAACCATTCTGCTAGACGATTTGATTCAGTTGTTAATTCAGTATCAGTCATTAGTCTCCATTTTCTAGACCAAAATAGATCATCTATTAATTGTTCTAAGTTCATGACACCACAGTTTTCCGATACGTTTAAAAGAATTCCGTTAATTTGCTCATCATTCATTTTTTGTAATTTAGCTTTAAGAGCGTTTGCTTGAGTTGAATTTTCCATTTTTGTTTGTTTTAATGATTAATATACTACTAATATAAGCAAAATATTTGACAAAAAAAAACTTTTAGGCAATTATTTTCAAAAAAGTTTCCTCGTTCTTCCCTCGTTCGTCTCCTCGTTCCTGACTTTTGTCAATCGAAGAGTGATATATATTTCTAGTTGTCTGGAACTATCCAGATAAGTTAACTTAAAAACACATATTTTAACAATGACAGTAAACGACGCAATCGGCAAGTTAAGAGTTATGCTCGGCGCTGCCACAGAAACTGTAGTTGAAATGGAAACTGAAGAAAAAGTAGAAGAGACAGTAGAGATTAAAGCTGCTGAAGCTACTTTAGTTGATGGTACTGAAGTTTACACTGAAGGTGAATTAGAAACAGGAGCAATCCTTTTTGTAAGAGCTGGTGAAGGTGTATCTGAAGACCCATTCGCGCCAGAAGGAGTACATGAAACAACAGAAGGTCTATTGATTACTGTAGGTGAAAATGGTGAGATCTCATCAATCGAAGAACAAGCTCCCGTAGAAGCAGAAGACAAAGAAGAAGTCGAAGTGGAAATGGAAGATGAAGAAGAGAAAGAAGAGAAAAAAGAATTCGACGCTGAAGAATTATTAGAAGGCGTTGCTAATCTTTTACAACCATACACTGAAGAAATCAAAGAACTTAAAGAAGAACTATCAGTTCTTACTTCAAGATTTAATGACGTAGCTGATGAACCAGCTGCAAAAAAGGTTCGCAACACCTTCTCCCAAGATGCAGAAACCCAAAAATCCTTAACAGAAAGAAGATTAGAATCTTTAATCTCAATCCGTAAAGGTAAGTAAACAAATTTAAAAACACAAATTAATTATTATGGCATTTGATTTAACAGCTTTAACGGCTTACACAGATGAGAATTCTTTAGACTTAATTGCTAAAGCAGTTCTGAACACTGACCTAATGGGAGAGATCGATTTAAGATCTGGACTTTCTGCTGGTACAGTAGCTATCAACCTTATGGATGGTGACTTAAACGTTGCTGACCTAGCATGTGGTTGGAACCCTAGTGGTGATGTAAACTTCTCGCAAGTAGATATTACTATTAGAGACAAACAAGTAAAGATGGATCTTTGTCCTGAAGACTTAAGACAATACTGGTTATCTCAGAGAATGAGTGCTGGTGCAAACCAAGAAAGCGTACCTTTCGAAGAAGTAATCGCTGATTACTACGTAAAGAGAGTTTCTAAGTACAATGAAGCATACTTAATCGACGGTGACGGAACTGGAACTGGTATTAAAGATCAGGTAACTGGTGCTGCTGGTGCAACTGTACCTGCTGGTGCTGCTGCATGGACTCTAGCTAACGCTGTAGACCAAGCATTAGACTTATTTGATGGTATCAATGAAGCTTCTAAAGATAGAGATGATTTAATTATGATCGTTTCTCCTGCGAACTTCAATACATTAAGAAGAGCTTTAGTTGCTCAAAATTACTTCCACTATGATCAAGGCGATGGTAGATCTTTCGAATTACCAGGAGCTAATATCAAAGTAGTAAAAACTTCAGGTTTAACTGGATCTAACTATGTAGCTGCAGGTCCTGCGTCTATGATAGTTGGTGGAACAGGATTAACTGATGACATGTCAACAATGCAATTCTTTTTCGACAAAGGTCAAGATGTTGTAAAATTCATATGTAAGTTCAGAATTGGTGTTGCTGTATCTCAAGTAGATCAGTTCGCAACTAACGACTTAGCATAATCTGACAATTAAACCCAAAAAAAAGAAATTTTAAACTATGGCTTGTTCAAATTTAACAGGAGGTTTCACATTAGACTGTAACGACTCGAATGGTGGTATCGATAAGATATTCATTTCAAACGGTCCTGTAGACTCTATAACTGAATCTAATGGTACAATCACGGCAATTACTGTCGGCGGTTCTGCCTTAGCACCTAGTGACTTTTTCGAATTTGAGGTTCCTCGTCAGACTAGTTCATTTACAGAAACTATTAATGTTTCACAAGAGAATGGTACGGTATATTACGACCAAGCTCTAACAATGATTTTCAACAAAATGGAAGCATCTAAAAGAGATCAAATCTTATTAATGGCGCAAGCTACTGATATGGTTGTGGTTTTTAAAGACAATAACGCTAAGTACTTTAGTGTTGGTGTTGAAAGAGGTGCATTCATGACTGCTGGATCTTCATTAAGTGGAACTGCTTATGGTGACAGAAATGGATATGAATTGACTATTTCAGGAATGGAAGAGAAACCTTCATTTGAAGTTACAGGAAGCATCGTAGAAGCATAAGCTCTACACTCCTATACAAATTAAAAGGGAATCCTAACGGGTTCCCTTTTTTAGGTTAGAATAATTGGATTGGATCTTGTGATGAATAACCTTTAGTTAGTGGAAGTCTTTGAGTAGATTGCCATAGACCATCTTTCCATATACCATACTGAAAGGTTTTGCCATTGATTTCTATTTCAGGTTGATAGGTTGCATATAAGTAAGTCTTTTTACCATAGCTTGTATTATATTGAGAAGGCACAAACAATTCACCAGATACACTGTATTTAACATCTATGAATACTCCACGTGTAAACCCTATAAGTACAATCTCCTTTAATAAGAATTGAATACGTTCTGGTCTATAAGGTCCTGTTAAGATTATATCTAAGTCTTCTGTATCTCTATCTTCTAATATACCACCAACTAACCAAGCTGAAAATTCAGGCTTAACTAAGGTTGCAATCTCTCTTATCTCTCTAACTACGCTTGGTAAACCGTTTAGTGTGTGCCAGTTATCTCTGCTTAATGCACCGTATTTAATTCTTCGCTTATACATTATGATATATATCGCTATTACAACTCACTCTAAAATTATATTTCTATATAGAAACACACAATTATTATATGACTACAGTAATTAACGGAACAACATTAACCTTATACGCTAACAAACCAGCTACAATAGACACAAATCAATCCATTGTCATTACATCACAATATTCACAAAAGGTTGTATTAACAGTTACAACAGGTGATTGGGTAGAAGCTATTGATAACGATAGGTATGTACAAATAGAAGCAACTATTCCTGCTACATTTAAAGATGAGCACCAGAATGGTTATTATACATGGACAATAGGTAACTATAGTGACATCGTTAAGATCATCACGTCACCCGGAGGTGGCTCTGGCGAAGTAGAATATATAAGTAGTAACGAAAATAGAGAGGCAGATGTATACTTCCGCCCAAATTATTAAGAATAATATGAGAAATACACCAGAAGGTCTATACAGTGTAAAAGGTTCAAAGTTTGAAGCCTTACAATTACCTGTAATCCAAGAACAAAGAGGAAAAGACTATATCAAATTTGGTATAGACAACTTATTTCCTCAACAAATTATAGAACTCTATAATACTTCAGCAATGAATCATACCTGTATCGATGCAATCGTTGATGGTATGGTAGGTGAAGGTATAGTAAACTACGGTGGCGAATACGTTAATTCGGAAGGAGAAACAATAGATGAGATATTTAGAAAGATTTCTTTAGATTACGAACTATTTGGTGGATATTCCATTAACTGTGTTTGGAACAAAGAAGGCAACAGAATTGCAGAACTATATCACCTCCCTTTTGCTAACGTAAGAAGCGGTAAGCCAGATGATGAAGACCATATACATTCTTACTATTATAGTTCTGATTGGTCACAAATCAGAAAATACAAGCCAGTAGAATATAAGTCATTTGATCCTACAGATAATAAGAAGGACAATGCATCACAAATATACTACTGTAAAAACTACGAACCAGGTCAAGAAGTATACCCTTTACCTTCTTATGTAGGTGGTTTAAACGACATACAATTAGATGGAAGAGTTTCAAAGTTTCATAATGCAAACATTTCAAACGGTCTTGCACCTTCAATGTTCGTTCAATTTAGAAACGGTATACCAAATCCCGAGGAAAGAAGGGATATATTCAATTCTATCAACGACACGTTCTCAGGTGAAGATAACGCAGGTAGATTCTTTTTAGCATTCTCTGAACCAGGAAAAGAACTACAAGTTACTCCTATTGAGAATGCTAATGACGATTATTACATTACATTAGAGCAAAGAATAACAAGTAGAATCTTAACAGCCCATAGAATAACATCTCCGTTACTTCTAGGGATTAAAGACGGTGCAGGTTTTAGTTCTAATAGCGAAGAAATAATAACTTCTTACAGTCACTTCATGAATACTGTTGTTAGACCTAAACAAAAGAAAGTGTTAGGTACTTATGGTTACTTATTAAAACTATTTGGTTTAAATGTTACATTTGAAATTGAACCAGTACCGATGTTAATAGGAACTGAAGCAGAAGATCCTGCATTAGCAGAAAACATATCAAATATAGAAGCAGAATAATATGAGCCAAACAGCACTACTCGTTTCAGAACAAAGATTTAAACAATGGACTCAGCTTGATGACAATGTTAGAATGAATGAGATTACACCATTCATCTTACAGGCGCAGGATATTTACATGCAAGATTCATTAGGTACTAAGTTTTACACAAGACTTAAGAATGGAGTTATTAATAACGATCTTACAGCTGACGAACAACTATTACTAAAGGATTATATAGGTCCTACATTAATGAACTACGCATTGTATATGATGATGCCTTCAATTAAATATAAGTTTGTAAATCAAGGAATTGTTTCCGGTACATCAGAAGGCACTACACCTACAACGTTAGATGAATTACAGTATTTAAGACAAACAACCTTAGATACTGCCGAGTTCTATAATAAGAGACTCCTAAAATACTTTTTAGATAACCCAAGCCTGTTTCCTGATTATCAAAATCCAGGAACAGATGGTATGATGCCAAACAAAGATAATCCATATTTTAGTGGATTAGTCGTACCAAGAAATAACTTAAGATATTATGAAGAAAGATACGGTGAATGTTCAGACTGCGGCCCTTCCACAACAATCCAAGGCAACTCATAAGAATGTCAAAAAGCTTAAAGTATTTTTAAGTAAAGAAAAAAAGAAGAACTAGTATGTCAACATTAGACAAAGTATTAAACAGTTGGATAAGTAAGAAGCTATTTGTATTCATAGTAGCAACACTTCTCGCACTCTTTGGTGATCTTACATCTGGCGATTGGGTAACTATTGCTACAGTATACATAGGTACGCAAGGAGTCATAGATGCTGTTTCTAAGTTAAAAAGAAACAACACAAATTAAAATTATAT